AGTAGTCGCTAACGCCGAAGCTATAGCGCTCGCGAGCCTTGTACCTGACGTTGCCGGTGTCGAAGTCACCGTCCATCGAAGTGGCCAGAGCCACACGATCGAAGTGCTTCAGACCGTTCGGAACGTCAGTCTTGAGGAACCAAGCGTTCGTGTCGGTGAGGTAATGGTTGACGCAGTACCCCTCCGGCACGGTGCCATTGGTGTAGATGGCACTGATGTCGTTGTTGGCCGTGTTGGTCCGGAACTCCGACTGGAGCACCCGGGTGGCCACGAACATCAGGTCGGGCGGCACGATCAGCTTGCGCGGGCGAGCCGCGATCAGCAGGCCACGCTCGTCCTTCCAGGCGGCGATCTGAATGGCGGCGGCTTCCAACGTGGTCTCGTTGAAGTCGCCGTCGGTCGCCGGCCGGTTCGACACGGTGCCGCCGGTCACGATCGGATGCGCCGTGCTGAACAGAGCAACGCCGTCACCGGAGGCATACGCCGTGGTGAAGCCGCTGTTGAACGGCACCATCGCCTTGACCTGTTTCGTGTAGGCCATGGCACGCACCAACGCCTTGGTGTAGCGGGCGCTGAGGCTGTCATAGAGGTTATCCTCCATGGCTTCCTCGGTGATCGAGAAACCCATCGCGATGGTTTCGTGATCGTACCGCTGCGTGAAGGCTTCCTGGGCGTTGTCGTAAGAGATCGCCCCACCTTCGGGCTTGACCGGCGCGGCATCGAAGCCGGCCAGCTTGGTCTCTTCCTCGAACGAGCGCTCGGAGCTTTCGGTGTCATACACCTCGGCATGCTCGTTCTCGTACTTCTGGTACTCCAGGCCGAACAGGGCGTTCAGGCCGGGGAGGAGTTCCTTGAGCAGTTGTGCTCGGGAAATGGTCATATCTTAACCCTCCGTTCTGGTCCGCTGCGATCGGCTAGATGCCGGTCGTGTTGGTCCACTGATGGCCCACGTTCCACTTGACGATCACGTCCGTGTAAGTGTCGCCAATGGCGCTGGTCGGGCCATCCACGAAATCCACGATCTTGAGCGGCAAGGTGGCCGTGGTGTCGATGCTGCCGGCGTCCAGCGCGTTCTTGCTGTTGCCGATGCTTGTGCTGCCCGCCGTCTGAACGATCGGCGCATTGGCACCCAGATCCGCCTGGGCAATGGTGTCGTCGCCCTGGATCTGGAAGAGCATGTTCGGATCGTCACAGACATACGCCTTGGCGTCCGAAGCAACCGTCGATGCCGGCCACTGCTGATTGTGCAGCTTGTAGTTCAGGTTGGGGTCAGTGTACGTGCAGCCCATGAAGATGCCGATAGGGGTGGCCGTTGCCGTACCGCTATCTTTCTCCACGGTGCCGGCAGTCACGAGCTTCACGACATCTCCGAAGAAGATGGCGGTAGCGTAACCGCTGGCAATCTTGATTTGACGGAAGGCGCCCGTGTTGACGGTGCCTCCAAGTCGGTTGACGGGACGCATCCCGTACGGAGCGGCAGTCGTTGCCATGGTCTAACTCCTTGTTATGTGGGCGCTACCCGCGAGGCCCACGGCCAAATGTGGTCTGCGTTTGCTTGTCCGGCCGAAGCAGGGGCATACGCGGATCGTTTTCCCGCATGAAGTTTTCGTCCACCGCCTCTTCCTGGCGAGCGGCAGCAGCGCTGTAGTAGTCACGCCGCTGGTTCATGATCTCCTCCGGGCACTTGCAAAGCAGCAAGCCGCCCACCTCGATGTTGCCTTCGAAGCTGGAGTTCACGTCCACCATGATCTGAAGCTCGGGATATTCCTCAATCTTGCAGGGCTCCCAGCCTTCCCGCATCCGCATGGATACGTTCCGGTTATCAGCGTCACCCATCATCGAGGTGCGGATCCAGCGATGGACCCAGCCTGGACGTGGATTGGGATCCGGCAAGACAGAGGGCGGTGCCCATGCCTCAACTCGGGTGGTTGCTTCGCGGGTATCGGATTGCCGGTCCACCTGAGCGGCGGATCCGGGATGGGCCATATCGAGCCCGTTCGTGCGCGCTTCAGCCATTCTGCTGCTCCTTGAGAGCTTGTCTGGCGTACTGTTCAGGAGTTAGACCAAGCCGCTTCGCGAGGCCGACTTGGGTGCTCGTCAACTGTACTTGGCGTGGCTCGCCGCCGGTCGTGCGGGTGGCGGACGCAACCACGGGGGTCGGTTTCGGCGTCACAGTCTGGGGTGCCGGAGGGGCACCTTGCTGAGCATTGGTTCCGCCGAAATCGTAATCTGGAAACACGGCACGCATACGCTTGTCGATCTCCGCGTAATACTCGTCGGAGGTCGGGTCGATCTTCTGGGCCACCAGCTTCTGGTGGAGCCCCCAGGCGTAGCCGGACATGTCTTCGTGCCCAGCGGCCATGAACCAAGGGTTATCCCTAGTCCAGGCGGTTGACTTGGGATCGAGCGGTGGCGGCTGGATCTCCTGCTGCTGCTGTGGCTGGCCGGCGTCGGCCGGCGGGGCCACGGCAGGGATCGCGCGCTCCAGGTTCGACTGCTCGATCTGAATGGAGTTGAGCTTCATCTGGGTCTGGAGGATCTTGTCCGTGTCGCCCTCTTCCTGGGCGCCCCGGAACTCCTCCTGGGCCTGGAGCAACTGTGCGCTGGCACGCTCCTTGGCTTGGCCGATGAAGGCTTCGTTGGTCTGGGCAATGGTGTCCGTGAGGCGCTGGTTGTCTCCGGTCACCTGCTGCGCGTAGCGGATGGCCTCCTCGCTCTGCCGCTCGGCCGCCTCCTTCGCGCGCCGCTCGGTGTGAGCCTCTGAGACCAGTTGGTTGATGCGCTTCTGAGCGCCTCCGCTGTAGGCGGCCAACTCCTCCTCGGTAACCTCGGCGGGCGGATCCGAGTGCTCGGCCGCCTTGCCTTGGTCCTCGGCGGGAACGTCGCTCACCACCGTCACAGCGGGGGCGTCACTGCCGTTGGGCTTGGCCTCTTCCTGAGCGTCCAGGATAACGACCTGGGCCTCCTCGCCGTCACCGGGGTCCGGCATCAGCGGGAGTTGATCTTCCAGGGGCTTGGTGTCTAGTGCGGGGACATTCATGCGCGTGTGTACCCCCGTGGGTCATCGACAACGCCTTCGATGCTGTCGTCGTTGATCACGCGGAACTCCACGCCGTGGACCTTGAACCTGCTGCCCTGGTAGGGGCGGAACAGGACGAAGTCACCTTCCTTGCACCAAGCGCCCGAGGGGAACCGCTTCTCGTCCCGGTAACAATCCGGCCCCATGGCGACCACGAAGCCCACCACGCTGGCCGTTGTCTCGTTCGTAAGGTGCTGGTCCGGCAAATGGACCCCTCCGTCGGTAACCTTTTCGACTTGCGGCAGCGTCACCAGGATATGGTACCCGGTTGGCTCCGGCATCTGCTTGGCAGCGTTGATGTCCTCGACGTTGCCTTTTTCGAGATCCCGCTTGGTTGGAATATCCAGATCCACCCTGGTCGGGACCTTCTCCGCTGCGTCTGCGCCCATGTCTTCTCCCTCTTGCACGGTTTTAGGGACCGAGATCCCGGCGTCCATTATGGACGATCAGTAGATGTCGCCCTCGACGGCTTCACCCTCTTCCCCGGGCTCGTCGTCGCCTTCCAGCATCCGACGCTCCCGTTCGGCTAAATCGAGGAGGATACGCTCGGCACGAGCCAGCCCCTCGATTATCCCGCAGTTCTTTTGATAGTCAGCGTAGTCCGGACATCCGCCTCCGGCGACGTGATCGGCAAGGCCATTCATGTCCCTGCGGATCTCCTCCCTCAACGCCAACCCTTCCTGACTACTCATTGTCGCTCCTTCCTGTCAAGAGGTTCTTGCCCATATCTAGTATGGACTTACCCACCGAGGCACCAATCTTGGCCCCCTCGATTTCTTCCTTGGAGGCGATCTTGGCCTCCTCCAGGGCCGCCTGCTGCTGCGCGTCGGCGGCGCCGGCACCGATCTTGGCGCCCTCGATGCGCTCCTGGGACCGGAGTTCTTCCTGGGCCAGGAGCAGCTTGGCCCGCTCGATGGCGACCTGGACTTCCAGCTTGTCGTTGTCGGTCTTGCCCTTGCGCTGAAGGTCCAGCTCCTTGAGGCGAAGCTCCATCTTCTGAAGCTGGAACAGGGGGTCTTCCTCGACCTCCTTGTTCTTCTCCTGCTGCGCCTCCATCTGGTTCTGCTGGAGAACCCGCTCGGCGGCCTCGGCCGTGAGGCGGGAAAGCTGGACCTCAACATCCTCGGGCAGCATCTCGTCCGGGGGCGGTAGCTCGACACCCATCTGCTTCTCGATCTCGCGCCGGTACTGGAACCCGATATGCTCCTGGACATGTGCCGCCATGGCCGCCCCCAGCGCGGCCTTCATGGGGCTCTGCTCGATCAGCTTGTTGATCTTGGGGTCCTGGAGCGCCGCCATGTGGACCGTAATGTGGCTCTCGTGGTCCTGGTGCATGAACGCCTTGGTCGGCTTGCTGGCCAGGATGCTCATGTTTTCGGACACCGGATCGCTGGGCTCGGTGTCTTCCTTGCTGGGCACCAGCTTCTCGGCGTTCGGAATCTCCATGGCGATCAGGGAGTTCCGGTGAAGCTCCGCGAGATCGTAAACCTGCGGCGCGCTCTGCGACATCTGGTGGACGGCCTGCTGCTGCATGATGCGCTGCGACATGGTGGCCGCGTTGGGATCCGAGACCGGCACGATGTCCACCCGGTCGTCGTAGTCCGTGGCCCGGGTAAAGACCCCCTCATCGACCTCAAAGGCGTACGGGGTCTGGGAGTGCTCCTTGATCAGTTCGGCCAGCAGCTTGAACTCGACCTTCAACGCCGCATGGGTGCGAGCTTGGACCGCGCTCATGACCTTCATGGTGCGCTCGATGATGGCTAGGGTGGTGCCGACCGGAGCGTTCTGCTTCATGTCCGCGATCTTGAGGTCGGCCATGCTGGCGAGGCGCCGGCCCTCCTCGACCACGGAGCCCAGGAGTTCCCTGAGCGTCTGCGACGGTTCCTTGTAGGGCAGCATCATGATGCTGTCCTTGATCGCGCTCCCCGGCACGTCCACGTCCCTGAACGTCCCAGGTAGGAGTGGCGTGTCGTCGCCCTTGATCCGCAAGCCTCTGGCCTTCAGGCCGGCAGGCAGGTTGGCCAGGGTGCCGGCATCGATAAGCTGCCGGGTGATCGAGGTTGCGGCCTTGGCAATGCCACCCAGGAGGTGGACCAGCCCGATGCCGTAGAAGCCCGGGCCCGGGATGTATTCGTAATGAGCGAAGTGCATCCGCTTGGTCTTGGTGGAATCGTCTTCACGCCAGTTGCGCCGCACCGACAGGACCTTGCGGGACTGCTTATCGACGGTGACGATGTAGGGCCGGGCCACGCCGTCATCGTCACGGAACCGATCGTCGTCCAGGTCCACGTCCATGTGGCGCTCCAGCATGACGTGCCGGGCGTCCTTGTAATCGGTCTGGGTGGTGTTCTGGCTCTTGTCCTTGGCCTTCTGGAGGCGGTCGGTCTCGATGGTCGGCTCGGGAATAGAGATATCGCGGTAGAACCCGCCGACCTGCTGCTTCTTGAGTTCGGTCTTCTCCAGGCGGAAGCGGTGGGTGTAACCCGTGCATGTCCGGAGATCGGCCGCGCCGTACGGCACGATCAGATCCTCGGCCGGCACATACATGCCGGTCTGACGCTCCAGCACGTCGTCCCAGTAGATCTTGCGGAAGGCGCTGCCGGCGAAGGGCAGCCCGAAGAACAGCTTCTCGGTCTCGGGCCGGTATTCGGGCATGACCTCCAGAAGCTGGTAGTTCATATCGTCCTGGACGCGCTTGGCCTGCTTCTGCTTGTCCCGGGTGATCTTGCCCAGGATCTTCGTCTTGACTGGTCCAGAAGCGGGGAAGCTCTCGGACATAAGCTGTGCCTGGGTGCGGATCACGGCCTCGGACAGGATGGGATGGAATACCCCGGAGGCCCCGGCCCAGGGCTGGGTGCGCTCCTCGATGGTGAGACCCAGGAGCTTCAGGCCCTTCTCGTAGGCCTTCTCCCAGGGCTCGCGCGAGCGCAGATCGTTATCCACCTTGGTGACGATGTCGCTGCCCAACGTGGTGAGTAGCTGCTCGTCCAGATAAAGGGCAAGGTTAGCGCCGTGGGAGATCTCCTCGTCCACCTCGGGCTCACCCGGGGCGAAGTCAATCACCACGCCGCCGTCGGCCGTGGGAGTGGTCAGGGCGCCCATGTCGTCGGGGATCTCCTCCGAGGAGACATCCACGGTCATCATGTCGGGCACGGTGGCGGGCAGTCCCGGATCCGGGGTGGCCAGCGGCTTGCCGATGTTGGGTCCAAGAGCCATGGTCTTCTCCTCAGTAGTAGTCGGCCCGACGGTGCTGGTCGGTATCGGTCATCTCGTCGTAGTCGTCGGATGGCACCTGAATGAAGCCACCCTGACGGTAACGGAGCAGGGCCTGGGTGGAGCTATCCACGAGATCGTCGTGCTCGCCCATGGGGAAGGCGGCAAACTCTTCGATCACCTCCTCGGCCCAGCGGGTAGGGGGTGCCCAGACTACCCCTGACTGGAACAGGTCAGAGACCGCATTGACGCGCGCGATCTTGTCGTTGCCCCTGGTGGGGGTGAACTCGGACACGGGGATCCCCATGGCCCGAAGCTCGTAGATCAACGGCGCCCCGGAGGCCTTCTTCTCGACCAGCAGCGTGTCGGGGTCGCGGGCCCGGAACTCCTCCAGGGCCACCTTCTTCAGTTCGGGAAACTCCATGCGCTTCTTGAAGGCGTCGAGCAGGATCAGGTTCGAGGCCATCTTGCCGGTCTCTTTGCTCTCCTGGAAGAACACCCCCCAGGTGGTGCAGGCGCTGTAGTCCGAACGCTGGGTCTTCTCGAACGCCGTGTCCCAGGACTGGATCATGTATTGGATCTTGGGCGGATCCTTGCGCTTCCATTCCTGCCACCACTCGCGTTTGACCAGGGCACCCTCCTCGGCGGTGGGGCGCTGCTGGTACTGAGCGTTCCACTTGCCGACAGGCAACTCGGCCTTGAGTGCCAGGAGTTCTTCCTGGGACCAGTATTCGGGCCAGATCGGGCGATCGCC